AAGGGAACATCTCATGGAAATTATGCGATCGTTCAACGAAGTGGTCGAGGAAGAGATCGTTGAAACAGCGCATAGACCTTCACCAAAAGAGTATGGCATATCGCCATTCGATGAGTACAACCAAAGAGGAGACATCGAAGCACTACTCACGAAACACGGCTGGAAAAAAGTGGCTAATGGTGGGGCGAGGGCTTACTACCTACGGCCAGGTGGGGAGTCAAGCCACAGCGGATCCTACAACATGGACATGGGGCTTTTCTCCGTCTTCAGCACCAACACTCCGTTTACAGTTGGAAAAGGCTACCGACCAGCATCGGTCTACGCCATCTTGGAATGTAACGGAGATCTGAAAAAGGCAGCGAGGCAGCTATTGGATGAGGGGTATGGTGAAAGGAAGGGGCTTAGTCGCGTTGACTCGGAGCTAGTGAAGATGAAGGTGGAAGGGATTACCAATGAGGATTTGGTGACTTATTTAATTACTCGCAAAGATTATACAAAAGAGGAAGCACATTTAAAGGTTAAGGAGCTAAAAAAAAACTACGGTCCCGATTTGCGAACGTTCTGGGATGTGAAGTACAAGAACAAGGAAGTAATACCCGTTATAAACCGTTATAAGCTCCAAAAATTCCTCTCTGAGGTCGGAGGGTATAAGTTGTACTTCTATGACGCTAACAGCCAAATTTACCGCCTTATAAGGGTTAAGGATGGGTTTGTTGAGGAGAGCAGCTCGGAGAATATTAAGAAGTTTATTAAGGACTATATTGATAGGCTAGATTCGAGCCTGGTGGATGGGGTTTCGCAGGAAAGTTTGCTTGAGCTGATATATCAAGGGAGTTCAGTGCTGTTCTCAGATGCGTTCTTTGAGTTTTTTGAGAGGGCTAACTTGAAGTTTTTATGCGACACAAAAGACGCTGCCTACTTCCCGTTTAAAAATGGAGTGGTAGAGGTAAGGGCTGATGCAGTGCGGCTGAAGTCATATGGAGAGCTTGAAAGCGTTATATGGAAGAGTCAGGTGATAGATCACCAAGTGGTTATTGAGCAGGATCTGGACATGGATAAGGTTGAGTACTGGAGATTTTTAAAGCTGATCAATGGTTCGGAGGATGAGCGGCTGGTGTATGCTTGTGGGCTTATAGGATATTTGCTGCATAAGTACAAGGACCCAGCTAGGCCGTTTTCTGTGATACTGTGCGAGGAGACTGAGAATGAAGCCAAGGGCGGTGGCACTGGTAAGGGGATATTTGTAAAGGCACTTAGCTTTCTGAACAACACTGTTCGGGTAGATGGCAAGAACTTTAAAATTGACAAGAACTTTGCGTTTCAGAGGGTGGATTTGGATACGAGGATCTTGGCGATTGAGGATACGAGGAAGAATGTGGATTTTGAGGGGTTCTATGCGATTATAACGGAAGGAATAACTGTTGAGAAGAAGAATAAGGATGAGCTGTTTATACCGTATAAGGATTCGCCAAAGGTTATGTTCACTACGAATTATACGTTGCCTTCGAGTGGGAACCATGCTAAGAGGCGGCAGAAGGTGTTGGAGTTTGCTAGCTACTTTGGGTTGGAAAGGACACCTGAGGATGAGTTTGGGCATAAGCTCTTTGACGATTGGGATAAGGATGAGTGGAATAGGTTTTTTAATATGATGTTTGAATGCGTAAGGGATTACCTGGAGCATGGGGTAATGGAGATGGAGAAGTCAGACAAGCTGATTAAGAAGCAAATCAAGGTTCAGTTCGGTGAGGAGTTTTTGGAGTACTTCACGGGGTTTTTGGAGGAAGGGGATGAAAACTGGATTTCTCAGGAGCAACTTTACAATGATTTTTTGGCGATGCATGGGTTCGAAAAGAAGGATTATTCGGTGAAGCGATTTTCGAAAGCGGTGGAAGAATCGTGTACTTTTCTCAAAATATCGTGTACCCAGAAAAGGGAAAAGGCATCCCAAAATAAGAAAGTTTACAAGTTTAGTCGGACAAAAGAGCATGATGAAGAATTGTTTTAAAGGTTTTTCTCGGACAATGGGATTTTTGGTACGCGATTTTGAGGTTTGGTACGCGATTTTTTGTAAAAATACGCGATTGGGTACGCGATTTGTTGTTGATAATCAATGCGGTACGCGATGGACTCGATTTTTTCTTACTTTTACGTAATAGGAAAAAATAGAAAATTAATTTGTGGGGGGAAGTAAGAACACAAAAAAATCGTGTAAATCGCGTACCCAAAGTTTTTGGCGGAAGTTTTTGTTTATACAAAGTGGGGGTTTTTGTGGGGTTTTTGGCTGGGGGTTTTTGGGGTTTTTGGGAATACTAGAATACATATAAGATATAAAATAAATTAATAATAGATATATTGATATATAAAAAATATAATATATAATATATAAGTGTCTAAACATAAATAAATAAAGTAAAAATGATAAATAATAACAAGTTATTGAATATTGTATTGGTTATTTGTGGGGTTTCAAAGGAGCAGTTTTATAGTGAGAAGAGGGGGCGAACATTGGTATTGGCTAGGCATTTATTTTGTTATATATCTAGGGCTAAATTGGGGCATAAATTAGTACCAATTGCCCAATTCATAAAAAGGGATCATACAACTGTTATTCATGGCATTAACACCATTGAGAATCTTTTGAGCGTTAACGATGAGCAAACACAAACCCTTTATTTGTCCATTATTGAAGCAATTACAAAGGAATACGAGCTGCCAATACGCTTGGACATTACGGCAAGAAATAAGCAAGAAGCAGACGAAATAAGGGCATATATTGAGGAGAAATACAAATGCCCTATTTTGGTGCTTAATGGCTAATATCTTGGTGTTTTACATACATAGCCAAGCAATAAAGGGGAAAAGGAAGCTCCCTAACTTGTTGGTGAGGTAGTTCACAGTATGCCCTTTCTAATTGGCTAAAATTCGTCTGAATCCATTGGTAGGCTGTCCCTATCGTCTCCGTCTGAATAGTGTTCAAAATCGTATTTTGTAAGGTTATTTAATACAGCGTAAAAATTAACACAGAAGGCAGGAAAAGTGTGTTTTATTCCAAAATCTGCCTTTTGTCTTATGTACTCCTCCATTAATTGGAAGTGGTTAGAATTGCAAAAGTTAAATAAGTCGTCCAATACTTCAAATTTTGACAATGACATATAAAAAATAATTGGTTAAGTCAGGGCAAAGAATTGCCCCGATTCGGATATTGAACCCTCTTCAGTTAACCTAAAAAAAGCTGTTGAACATTTCATTAATTTGATTAACACTTTTAAGCCATTGCGGATCATATTTTGACTTTGTTCTTAAGCTATAACCTAATGATGTCAAATGATCGTAAAGCGGTAAAATGTCAGATACTTTTGCCTCTTCATTATTCATCAAGTATTGATGTGAACACGTAGAATGTTGACCTATTAAAGAATAGCATTGATAACGATAATTTGTCTCCTCTAATTCTGGGAATACAGCTAAAACGTCCCTTGTGTTTCCCTCATAAATAAAAATGACCTTAGTTTCTTGTTTCATTGTTGGTTTGTTTTATATGTTGTAAAATCTTGATCCATCTTCTAAAAAATAAAATTCTCCCTCTTCTAATTCCTCACCAATTGCAGAATCTGAAGTTCTCCATTCATAATCAGTCTGAAGAAAGTTTAAAAAATGATATCCCAAGTCATTTAAAAAATCTTCATTTAATTCAATCAATTCATCAGAGTCAACAATTTCATCATCTGACTCAATTACCTGCAATTTTGCAGCACTTGCCAAATAATTATTTGCCAATTCTGCAATCTTTGTATGTCCGCCCCACTCTTTTAAAATTTGGTTAGCTACATATTCGGGGTCGTCTTCGTACCTTATATCAATTGAATCAGGGTAAAGATCAAATGAATGAATACTCAGTCCAATACGCTTTGCATCTTCATATATATACTCCCACCAATTCCAATATGTTAAAATATCAAAATGTTTTTCAATTGCTTTCTTTTGTGCAGTTTCTGGTAATTCTGAAAATCTGTAAAGGTTAACGTTAATTTGTTTCATTGTTGTTGTTTTTAATTATTTACAAAATGGATCCTGAATTTGTCCAATGATTAGCCCCGCAATAATTAGGGCAATGATGAGACGCAAAAGTTGGATATTAATTTTCATTTTCTACCCCCTCTGCTATTAAATGTTCTGCAATTTCGTACCAATTAACTTCGTCAATAAATGCTAAAGCATACGACAATGTATAACCGTCTCCAATGCCGAATCCTAAGCCATCTTCAACATATTCTTTTAAAATCTTGCTCAAAATGTAAGGATCTGTATTTGAATAATCTGGATTGAATCCATCAAACCATTCAAGGGCAATGCGCCATGTAGCGTAATTTGTCCAGCCGTTGTAATTTGTGTTTGTCATTGTTTAATAGTTTAAAAGGTTAATGAATAAAATAGCAGAATAAAAAAGAATTGTAACAATTGCAGGGGCTAAGTTGGTTAACTGTTTCATGTGTTAAATTGTTTTGTTTAAACAAAGATATGTAAATAAATATATTCAAAGTGCAAAAATGTGTAAATAAAATTAAATATTTATTTTTGTATAGTATAATGAATTAAATATCAACAATTTATGTGAATTGTATTCAATACGTTTAAAAGTATTTATACTTGTTTTTTACATGAAACGCAAAGGCTTCTACATAAAACAAGGGGTAAAGGATAAAAGTATTTATCTAAATATTTTTAAGCCTGATTTTCAAGAATACTTAACACAATGCAAGGATCAAGAGGGATGGATTAAGTTGAGAATATTTGAACGGGAAACAGTGGACGAGAAAGGACACACGCACAACATGGAGCAGGTAAATATCCCTGAAAATCAATAAAATTACGCAAATGAGTGACTTAATTAGTCAAGCCGAATCAAGGACAGCAGGGCAGAAAATAAGCCGTAAAACAGGCAAGCCCGTAACATCTTGGGGAGGCAAGAGGGAAGGCAGCGGACGCAAGTCGAGAATGACTGAGCATGAGATTATAGAACGCTTGGAACCAATGGCAGACACAGCCTTCCGTATACTGCATGAGAAGGTAGCACAGGGAGATATGAAGGCAATTCAATTATTTGTGCAGTACTTTATTGGACTACCCACACAGAAGATCGAGAACAAGATTGAAGGCAACTTAAACCAAGTACAGGTGGAAGTAATTAAGCCGAACATTGAAGTAATGGAAGCCGCAACAAATTGACACTATGTCACACGTTTTCTATTTAACATAATACTACTTATTAGTCATATTAATTTTATTTAAATATGTTTCGACACAATGGCAGCCGGTTGGTCGTCCACTAATGGGGGGAACTTAAACTTTTTACTTTTCCGGACCGGCGGGGTACAAACCGATTTTTGGCAGCTATAAAACTCTTGTCTAAACAAACTTATATACTAATGACCCCCTTTTTATACCTACTTTTCACTTCCTAAATCCACTTCCAAATTTTTAGAAAATAACTAAAACTATGAACGCTAAACTACAGACTAACAAGATCTTTGAAATATTGCAGGAAAGCAAAAAGAGAATAACGGTAATGCAAGGAGGTTCACGTTCTGGCAAGACCTACAACATCTTAATATGGTTTATCATAAAGCTGTTACAAGAAAATGGCAAAACTTTGACAGTAGTAAGACAATCTCTTCCATCCATCAAGGGTTCAGTGCTTAGAGACTTTGTCGACATCCTCAGCCGCTTAGGCATTTATTCAGAAGACAACCACAATAAAACAGAACAGATATATCAGCTCAATGGCAATGTCATTGAATTTGTATCAGCCGATCAACCGCAAAAGATTCGTGGTCGAGCTAGAACGTACCTTTTTTGTAACGAGGCAAATGAACTCAGCTACGAAGCGTGGATGCAGCTCATCATGCGTACAGAGGGTAAGATCGTGATTGACTACAACCCATCAGATCTGTCCTCATGGATTTACGACAACGTGATTCCGCGTGATGATGCAGACTTTCACATTACAACGTTCAGAGACAACCCATTTCTTCCAAAAGAGCTAGTGGATGAGTTAGAGCGTCTAAAAGACGCAGACCCGAACTATTGGCAAATCTACGGCCTTGGTGAGCGTGGACTCTCGCAAGACCTCATCTATCTGCATTGGAAGACAACAGAGACAATGCCAGAGGGTGAGACGGTGTACGGCCTTGACTTTGGATTCAATAACCCATCGTCACTGGTAAAGGTAGTGTTCAATGACGGCATTGCATATGTAAAGGAACTTATATACGAAACGAAACTAACAACCAACGACTTAGTGGAAAAAATCTTAGCTTTGGAATTAGAGAAGTATGATGAGATTTATTGTGATGCAGCGGAGCCAAAGACGATTGAAGAGCTAGTGAGAAACGGACTGAACGCAAAGCCAGCCAATAAAGATGTAACGGAAGGAATACGCACTATAAAAGGCCACCCTTTGGTTATCCATCAAGATAGTGTAAATTTGTTGAAGGAGTTAAAAAATTACCGTTGGAAGACGGATCGTAACGGAATGAAGTTAGATCAACCAGTTAAATTCTCGGATCACGCTTGTGACGCTATGCGCTATGCAATATTTTCTAAATTAACAATTCCCAGTGTAACCTGGGGAGCAATATAACAACATGGGATTATTTGACATCTTCAAAAAGAAAGGCATCAATCCATATCCATCAAGCCCAGTGCAGATGGTCGGCCTTAATAGCGCACTTGTTCAAAATTATACATCAGCATCATATGTAACAGAGGGGTACCTAGCCAACGCGGATGTCTATGCTATTGTGAGCTTCCTAGCTCGCAAGAGTGCATCTATCCCTTGGTATGTCTATAAGCTCAATCCGGGCGAGAAGGCCCGCACAGAGCTGATGCGCTATAAGCAATTATCAAAAGGCATTGCCAATCGCGGTGCGTTTGAGCAGGCACTACTTGCTCGTAAGAACGCATACTCGGAAAATATTATAATGGGTACACCTTTAGCAAGGTTACTTGAAAGGCCAAACAATTATCAATCTCAAGACCAATTCTTTGAAAACTTATTCGGATATAGATATCTCTCAGGAGAAGGAAACATTTATGGAAATGATGGTAAACTTGGAGGACAGTTCAGTGAACTCAACATACTCCCAACCCAATTCTTGGAAATATACCCAGATCCAATCGACCTATATAATATCGTGGCATACAAGCTGCAGGTAGGAGAAGGAATTAATTTGCCAAAAGAGCAAGTGATGCATTGGGCCTCATGGAACCCTGAGTTCGATGCTACGACCCGTGCGCACCTTCGTGGTGTGTCCCCACTTCGAGCAGCACTAAAGACACTTCGTATGTCAAACAATGCTGCCGATGCAAGTGCAATGATGACTGGCAACGGTGGAGCGAAGGGAGCCTTAACTCCTAGACCGCTTGGCAATATTGTGCCGAGCTTTACTGTGGAGCAGGCAAGTGACATTAGGCGTGCGGTGAATGAGAACATAAACTATGTTGACAACAAAGGAAAGGTAGCAGTGCTGCAAACTCCTTGGGACTACCTCAACTTTGGTATGTCTAGTGTCGACATGGAGCTAGTGAACACACTGCGCCTTTCTATGCATCAGTGGTGCCGAGTGTTTGGTCTTCCTGCTGTGCTGTTCGATGTAGACACATCTAGCTACAACAACTATCAAAACGCAATGCGTGACCTGATTACCAACACCATCATACCGATGTGTTGCCAACTTCGTGATGAGCTGAACAAATGGCTCGTACCAAGATACGGTGAGGATGCATTCATTGACTTTGATATTACGGCACTACCAGAGATGCAACAAGACATGGAGAGAATGGTCCGTAGCTTGCGTGACGCTAACTGGCTGACCTTTGACGAGAAGCGTGTAGCGATGAACTACCAAGAGAAGGAAGGGGCGTTTGAGTATGCATACATTAACCAAGGTCTTATTCCTCTTGAGCAAGCGGTTATGGACCTAACTATTCCACCATCAGAGAACGAAGATGAGTCAAGTAACATTGCAAACAACAGACGAGGAGATAATGAGGATAGTGATGACGAAATATCCCAAGCTGAAGAGCGAGCAGAACTGCGCAGTAGAGAAAGCAATGATGATGTCATTGAGAGAAGCGTATAAAAAAAAGCTAATCGATGAACGCGAGTCAAAGAGAGGCTTATTGGATAAAGTTTGAGAGACTTCGTAGAGGTCTTGATAATAAATATAGTTCTTTGTTTCAAAAGGCGATCGGTAAAGAGATGCGCAAAGTTGCGAGAGACTTGCAGCTCATGGGTCCGAGTGCAACGCTGTCTATGATGGGTAGTTACGCATGGAGTGATGAGCTGATAAAAATAATGGAAGAGTTGTATAGAGAGACCGCTGTGATTTTTGGCAATGCATCTTATAGAGCAGTCAGAAACCAATCTCGCAAAGCAGCAGACCCATTTGGACTCAATACTGACTTTATAACGCAGATCATACAATTTTTGAGCATCTATGGCTTTCAGCTAGTAGCTGACATGACACAGACCTCAAAAAAGAAGCTGACAGATATAATCTCGCAAGCTGTTGTAGAGGGACTTAGCATAGACGAGATGGTCCGCATCATTACAAGTGATGAGGACTTAGGATACAGCGCAATGCGTGCGAGAAGGATAGCAAGAACCGAGGTGATGCGCGCATCAAACTATGCTGCTCTACAAGGCGCAAATTCCCATAACTTTGAAGTAGATAAAGTTTGGATAGCGGCGAGAGACAGCAGAACGAGGAGAATACCTCGCAATACTTATGATCACTTAAATATGGATGGCCAACAAGTTCCGTATGACCAACCATTCACTTCTACTGGTAAGAAAGGTGACACTGTGTTAGCCGCAGCACCTGGAGACCCAACAAGCCCAGCTGGCTTCACTATCAATTGTCGATGCGCAATAGGCTTTGTGCCAAAGCGTGACCAGAACGGAAGACTAATAATGAAAAGATAATTATGCCAATTTATTATTGCGAAAATAACGGTAAATATCGCATTGGTGAAGGCGAATGCGTGTACGAGACAAGAGAGAATGCAGTGAGTGCATACCAAGCGTATTTAGCGCAAGAAGGCAAGAGCCTAGAGCTAAAAGAAGAGACATACAATGATTATCCAGAGGCAGCTAGCAACAACGCAAAGCGTGCTTTGAAATATAAAGAAGAGAACGGTAGCAGCTGTGGCACGCCAGTTGGCTGGACCCGTGCAAATCAGCTCGCAAATCGTGAGAAGATAAGCAGAGACACAATCGCTCGCATGGCATCATTTAAAAGGCATCAGCAGCACGCAGATGTTTCATATACTGAAGGATGCGGTGGCCTTATGTGGGATGCATGGGGTGGGTCAGCTGGTGTAGAGTGGGCAATAAGAAAACTAAAACAAATAGATAAAAAACAAGGTGGAATGATATACAATTACAAATCCTTTGACTTAGAGGTTAAAGATGTAGATACCAAAGAAGGAATAGTCACTGGCTATTTCTCAGCATTTGGTAATGTTGACAGCGATGGTGACATTATGATGCCAGGCGCATTCAAGCGTTCAATCCAAGACTGGGGACCAGAAGGAAAGAACAGAGTAAAGCATCTAATGAACCATGATCCTTCACAACCTCTTGGTAAAATGCTTGAGCTGAAGGAAGACGATTATGGTCTGTACTACAGATCAAAAATTGGCAGTCATCAACTTGGCAAGGATTTTGTGAAGATGGTAGAGAGTGGACTTATTACTGAACACTCAATTGGTTTTAAAACACTTCGTGAGCAAAAGTCAGGAGATGCTAATCAGATCCATGAGGTAATGCTCTTTGAAGGCTCTAGCTTGACTGCTTGGGGCGCAAACGAAGCCACACCGATCCTTGGTATGAAAAATTATAATAATTTAGAGAAGATACAAGATCAAATCAAAGCGTTTGAGAAGTTCATTCGCAACAGTGATGTAACTGATGAGACCATTGATCTTTGTATATTAAAAGTAAAACAATTAGCACAAGCCGTAGAACAAATGAGTAGCACAAAGGCAGTTGATGAAGCACCTTTGCAGCCAAAAGAAGAAGAGGTGAGTGTTGTTGAATTAATAAACATAATAAACAAATTTTAAAAATGAGCGACATTAAATCATTCGAGTCAGCTTTGGAAGCTAAACTCGCAGAACAAAAAGCCGAAGTTGCTGCTGCAACTGAAAAGGCTGCTAAATTGTTCGAAAGCAAAGTAGAAGAAATGAACGAGCAAGTTGCTAAGAACAACAAAAACTTGATCGAAGCAAGAGAAGAAATCCTTGCTGCTAAATCTGCTTTCGGTAAACTCTCTGCTAAAGAAGAGAAGAAAGTAGCACAATCTTACAACGAACACATTGCTGAAATCAAATCTGCAATCGGCGAAGCAATCGTTAAAGGTTATGATTCAATCAAAGAAGCGGTTAGAACAAACGGTAAAGGATTCAATGCTGAATTGGATCTTAAGACTGTAGGAACAATGACCGAAGCGGTTAACTTGACTGGTAACCCTTACACTTCTTACATCAATTCTCCAGCGTTGCGTTCTTTCGTGAACCCACACCTGAGAAGCGTATTCAACATCATCCCAGTTTCTACTGGTTCAGTTTCCTTCCCTAAAGGTAACATCCCAGTTGGTGAAGGTTCTTTTGGTAAGCAAACTGAAGGTTCTGACAAAGCTCAGATCGATTACGATGTAACAGTTGTAAACAAGGTGTTGCAATTCATCGCTGGTTATGTAAAGGTATCTCGCCAAATGGTTGACGATCTTCCTTTCTTGAACGCATATTTGCAGCAGTCTTTGATCGAAGATTTCCAAAGAGCTGAAGATACATATTACTTGAACGACCTTGCTGCTTCTGCAACTGCTGGTGTATCTAGTGGTGCTAACACAGCTGAGAAGTTCG